AGCTAATTTGCTGGGATTAAGAGACTTTATCTCCTAATCTCAAATAACTAGCTTGCCTTTTTTATTATATAAATGTCCATCAATAATCTTGTCCCCTGGGTCTAACTCAAATCCCCAATCACAGTGTTGGCATTGAGCCTGTCTTCCTGTTGTTCTGATAAAATAATGTTCTCCTCCCTTTCTAACTTCCTCAGGTATCAATCCTGTATGAATTTCCGCTTCCAACCAGAAATCACCATCACTTGACGCAGGCAGATCGTCCAGTTTTTTTGTGTTTGACGATTTTTGATCCATATTTCTTAGTCCACCTTTTAGCAATATTGGGGTGTTTAGCCCACATATATCGTCTTTGTTTTTCGCTTTTGAATGGCATTATTGATACCTCCCATATAATTTCTTTTTAACTTCAATCCCGTATCGTTTCATTAACTCTTTCGTTTTCTTACTGACTTTTCTTTCAGTCATCTTTGGGTGTTTCCGGTGTAATTCCTCATGGATAATCGTGTCTAAAACCTCACCCTTTTTCTTGTTCTTTTTTTTATTCTTATTAACTCTGATAATCTTATTGTCATAGTCAATATCACCATGCCAACGCATTTTGTTATCTTTTATTCTTTTCCATAATTTATTCTTTTTCATTTAACTGATGTTCCTTTGTCAAAACCATCACGAGTATCACAAATTCTCAAACGAGAATCGGCAGCCGCCACGGCTGTGCCAATACCATTATCCGCAAAAGTAATTGAACAATTAGGTCCAAAAACATATTCTAGACCTTGAAAAACCACTCTGACTGTTCCTACCTCACCAAAGGTAGAATCTGGTGATTTGGTATCTTTTTTACCCTTACCAGCCGCACCAGCAGCTTGAATGCAACCGATATTTTTAACTGTTAAGCTCATAATTTACCTCCTTTCTAACTTAAAGCCTCTCTTAGCTTGTCTTTAATTAAACCTTTCTCTTTTTTGGTTAAAGCTTCTGCTTCTTCAACCATCTTTTCCGTAAAAGCCAATATCTCCTCACCAGCTTGAGCAAAAGCCCACGCAGTTTTCATCGCATAAGCGTATTCCTTATCATCCTTGAAACTGCGGGGGTCCACCCACGAGTTGTGGATTTTGTCCTCCAACCATGGCTTGAGGACTTCCAACCATCCTTTGGTTTGGATTAGCTCCTTGATTAGGTATCCCTGCTCCTGGAGTTGGGATTCCTCCTTGGTTAACTTGACCTTGGCCATTTATACCTCCTTGACCTGAAATTACTGGTGCTTGAGGTATTTCCTCAAAATAGGCATCAGCGTCTTTAATAATTTTTGTAGATTCAAATAATTTAACTAAAATATCCTGAAACTTTGGTCTTTTACCTTCGGCAGCCAAACCTTGAAGAATAACTGGGTCTTTCAAAACCCCTAACACACCAGCCATCTTTGCTTCCACATCTTCATCAGATGGGGCTTTCATTGATTCAATATCAGGAATATAGTCATAACTACCCAATAAATCACCTTGTTCAATATAAAGATTACCTCCTTGACCTAATTGGTCGGGTTGAAATTTAGGCACAACCTTATTACCTTGTTGAACTCCAAAGACTGGTCCTGGTTGTATATCCTCTTGTTTTAACAAGCCATTAGCCACATCTTCGACATCTTTAGCCGTTGGTCGAATATCGCTTAAACCTTGATTGGTAAAGAAGTTAATAGCGTCCTTACCGACAATTCTGATAATCCTAACCTTTTCTGTCTTGCCGGAGAACATAAATTGTTGATTCATCGAATGCCAGAACATAATTTGCTTCTTTAAGGCTTCAGACAGGAAAATTTGGTTCATATTATCCCTGACATTCCTTGTAAAAGCGGTATCTCTAATCTCGGTGGCCGTAACTTTACCTTGCTGTTGAAAAGGATTAACCGCACTCATTTGTTGTGATTGCTCACCTAAAGCATTCATCAAACTACCGACCATTAAGGCGTAGGCGGATTGAAAATTATTAGTCGCAGCCGTTGAAGTTTCTAATCTCTTAACATCAACACCAGGGTTATTCATTAACCATTTGGCTTCAGGGGTGAACTCTAAAGTGTGCATTCTGACATTGACGGGATTAACCATTAAGGGTGGATATAAATCAACCGTAATGTTGTCAATATACTGACTAAAGAGACAATTAATGCCCTTAAACTGCTTGCTGACGGGTTCAAACTCCGAAACCCCATATAAATCATCAGGTAAAGGATAATATTTTAAATGAACGACTGGTATTTCGCCATGTTTATAAGGATTGGGTATATCCCGAATAATGACGCCATGTCTTGGACAGAAAGTAATCCATCTGTCGGGTCGATATTCCGTTACTATCTCAATAGGGGGATAAACAATATCTTCCCCCATAGTATCAGTTAAACCTCGAATTGATTTATTCTGATTAACATATTGAGTTGAACGCTTATCACCTTTGGCTTTGGCTTCTTCTTTCAAAGAAGTCCTTAATTGTTCCAAATTTTTATAGATAGGGGCTGATTTGGCGGTATCATTGACCTTTTCCAACTCATCCATCGTGGTATATTCCCGATATTGAAACCATTTGTTGATAAAAGTATAGGAAGGATTGGCTAAGACATTTCTTGGGTCGCAGACTTTAAAGTCATTGCCATCAAAATAGACCTGTTTTTTGCCATCTTTTATTCGTGTTTCATATCTCCATTTAGTAATCGCAAAGGAAGAACCATACTTTCTAGTATTCTGATCCATCATAATCCACTTAGAAATCATTGATTCCCCTAGTCTTGAGTTATCATCCCATTGGAAAGATAGAAGTTCGTTGTTAATGTAGGCTCCAAGGGTATCCCCACCCTCTCTGGCGACTAAGTGCCCCTTGGGTTTACTACCGATAAGTCTGGCAGACTTTTCGATAATGACGGTATAGGGGCGAGGGTCAAACATCATTGATTTGTAAGGCCAGTTCTTCTCGTCAATAAAAGAAGCATATAACTTATCCGCATCATCAAAGCCATTCTTCCGTTGAATTCTTTGTTGTAAATCCTGTTTGGACATAGAATAGTGAGAATTACACTCGGTGAAGCGTTTTTGTTCTTGAGGTGAGCCAGTGATGATTAAGTTATCTAAAGCCATAAAAAAAGCGAAGTCTTACGACTCCGCCTCGAATACAATTCTAGCGTTTAATGACCTATTATATTAAATTAAACCGAAATTGTCAATAACTATAAATTATTTATGTTTAACTATTATTAGACTTTCATTATATTTAGGTGTTTTTAATCTCGGAATATCTAAGGGAGATGAAAAGTCTAAAATAGTTTTTCTCTGTTTATAAGTAACATAAATCTTTGTTGGAACTTTTCCCGTTTTTTCCCAATATTCTTGTAATAAGTCGTTAAGACCCGTTTCACTCTTAATTATTTTGTCAGTTAAATCCAATTCGTTTATATTTAACCTCCTTTCTTAATAACTATCCTTTGTTTTAATATCTTCATCATTCTCTCTAACACTAACATTCATAATATTCTTCTGGACATGGACGATGACTTGACCTTTACCAGTGCCTAATAAGATGTTATTAACTCCCCTAATAACTTTCGGTAGGACACCGGCATTGACATTTGTTTCTTCTAAAAACTTCAAAACTTCATAAATATATTGGCAAGGAACATGAACATCAGGAAAGACCGCTGTAAACAACTCCTCTATCTTTTTGGCGTTGTTATCCCATTCAATATCATATTCGGCTCTAGAATCGACAATGGTTGGCAGTGATGACATTTATAGTTTCCACTTAGTCTTTAAATCTTTATTGATATTTTCGTAATTCTGACCAAACCTTGATTGGTCTATCTGCCAGCCCTCTGAACGCTTGTAAGAGACTGCAAAGTATCTTAGAGCGTCCATAGCATGGTCATTAGCCTTTTCTGGGACATCTGGCTCATTTAAGTCTTGCGCTTGGCTGACACTCTTTTCTTTCCAGCGGTAGGTTTCAAATTCATGAATGGTCGCATTGCACGAGCTGAAGATAAACAACGTTGGCATGTGTCCCAAGGTTCCTGATGTTTGTCCTCTATGTGGTAATGATACAAGATGCCCAGGTATGGCTTTAAGTTTTTCGCTAATCTTTTCAATTCCGAATCTGACCCATGAGTTGAAGTTTGTGCCGACTTCTTTATTGGCTGGGGTGATGTAGATACCTCTTTGGGCAAACTCTTGAATCCATTGCGCTCCGGAAGGGTCTCCATAGCTAGATACAATGCTTCGTTTTGTTTGAGAGTTGATACACCCAGCGTGGTAATCAATCGTTTGTCCCGTTTCGTAGTGTTCGAGATAAATAAACCAGTTTTCGTCATTGTCAACAGCAATCCAGAGACAAGCAGTTGGATTGGTCGATCCGAAGTCAATCGCTCGATAACATTGCCAAGATTCAGGTATATTAAATGGTTCAATAACATGGACTTCTTTTTGAAAGTCTTTATAAACAAGGCCATAATATTGTTTAAAGTCTGCCAAATATTCAGTGGCAAATGCTTCTGGTGTTCTTTCTTTTTTCTTTTTGTCAATCCATTCTTTGTCCAAATATGGGTTTTCATAACTTGTAAACCTCCAGCTTTTCCAAGTATCGTTTAATAATAATCCTTTATCATATATTCCCTTAAAATGGTTATACCCTACTGGCGTGCTGATAAATAATGCTTTTCCTTTTCTAAAAGCTAGTGTTGGTTCTAATATCTGCCCCCATGCGTATTCCCAATTACGCATAAAAGCAACTTCATCTATCACTAATAAATCAAATTGCTGACCTCTCGCTGTTTCAATATTCTCAAATCCCCTAAGAGTAATTCTCGATTCTCCTCCATCTTGTGTTTTAATATAAAGTTCAAGCCTTGACTCATTTGGTTGTCTAGAAAATGCCGACCTCGCAAAGTTTTTGAGCATATTCCAAGCGATATTCCTCGCTTGGTCAAAGGTTGTCGCAAAGTAAGCAATTTCCCTACCATTTTTGGCATAAGCACAGGCAACCATTTCAAGAACCGAGAGGGTTGTCTTTCCCCATTGTCTCCCGCAACAAACAACTCGGTAATCATGATTGTCATTGGCTACTATCTTTTGCGTCGGATGTAATTCCATATTTAACAATAAGTTCTGATGGTATAACTAATATTTTGGCTTCTTTAATATTTATATTTCCTTCCCCTTTATCTAAAAAGTCTGGATGGCGTTTCCTCAAGTAAAACTGAATGTCAGTTGATGAACCATCAGCTATTTTTTGGATTAAGGCATCTCTAACATCATCATGTAAATCCCATTCCGCATCTTGAATCTCTTGATTAAATTCTTTATCGTCTTTCAACCACTTATAAAATGTTTTTCTAGTAACCCCAACTGACCGGCACATATTACTTATGTGTCCCCTTGTGTCTGTCCAAAGTTCAACTAATTTAGCTTTCTGGAAGGCACTTTTTGTAGTAATTTGTTTACTGTCGTTTTTCTTCATTTAACTCCTTTAATATCTCCTCATAATCTATTTTAGTAGCTAATTCCATCCTTTTTAACATTAAATAATTTAAGTCTTTTTTTCTGTTCTTCCTCATCCAATCTTGAAACCAGAGAGGGTCGTTGTGAGCCGACTGATTACCGCCAGTATGATGTTGAAAGCATAATAGGCAGCCATTCCTTAAACCCCACCTTAAAGTTAGATTCTTTCTCCCGATAATATGATGAGGATTGTTAGCTGGCTTACCACACACCTCACATTTTCCTTTTGACCGAATAATCTCAGACCATAATTTATCGCATTTAGTTTTAAGAGTTGATTTCTTTGGTTTCACTCTATCACCAGTTGCCCAACCTTCTTAAAAAAGTCAAAGCATTTCTCACAAATAAAATAACCTCTATTCTTCACAAAAATAGTCCTGAACCTTTTAGGTTTTTGGTTTTGACAATATTTAAGACTACAAGATGTTTGTGAAATAGCTGTCATTTTTAAGGTTTCTTATAGGTAATTAAAACTCCTAAAACTTTTCTAATCTTTCTTCTGGCAGTATTAAAACCCTGCTTATAACCTAATCTATATTCTTTACTTTTGGCTAATTCCTTAATATCAGCCATCTTTACCTTATGGATAGTATTTAAGTTTTGTTTTTCTTTTTTAGTCATCTACTCTTTCTCCTTTAGAGATAATTTATTATTTTCATCTTCATAATATTGAATAGTTCCACCATCTCCCCAGAAGCCAAACAAACCTGTATTCCCCTTTATTGACCAAGGCTTGATATAACTGGATTCATAATTGTAATACATTTCTTTCATTTCCTTATAGCTTTTAAAATATCATCTAAACATCGGTCAAAACCTCTTAAAAAACTTGTTATTTCTTTATAGTATTTATAGGCCTCGTTTACTTTCATCCCTTTAACTATCCCCACAATTCTTGAGGTATGAGCTTTTAGGAGGGATTTGTTGGGTATCATATAATCAAACTCTCTATTAAACTCTTTTTCCCAATTCCCCTTTACTTCCTTTTGAGATAAAAGTTTTAAAAGTTCTTCAGTTGCTAAAGCAATAGCTTCTTCTCCCCTCATTGAGCGTTCTAAAATCTTTGTTATCTTTTCTTTTAATTCTTTCATTTATTTACCTTCCTTTAAATGTTTTAACTTACAATCTTCACTTAACTTTTTTTCTGTAAAACTATTTTTGAATTGGCAAGGTATCTTACAATCACACTCACCTCCATTGTTAATTTCGCAATCAGGGTAATGTTTTATTTCCTTTGGTTTTCTTTCCATATCTTCATCCCAACTAACATCTAAACAGGGTGGGTTTTCCCAAACAGCCCTAAATGCTTCTTTTAAAGAGTATCTTTTACCAGTTATTGGGCTGTGTCTATGCCACCACTCCCAAATTCTCTTTGGTTCGTTTCTTAAAGCCCAGTAATAGCTATAGAGATTTAACATAGATTAGTCCTCTTTTTCCTCTTCACCTTTAGAGGTGGGTTCTAAAAGACTTTTACCTTCAATAATTCTTTTAGTAGCTTTTACTAATTGCCAACCAAATTCTAATAGAAACTTACTTGACGGATATATCTTTAATTTTTCTTCTGCTTCTGTCCAAGCAAAGGCAGTAATCATCGCAATAAATATATCAAGTTCCTTTTTTGTTGCTAATTCTATATGTTTTATTTTATTTGTTGTCATCTTACTTTCCTTTCTCCACCCCCTAGATGAGAGGGGGATAATTCTTTATTCCATTTAACTCTAATCAAACCGAATGGATTTACTTTCCCCATTAACCTTAACATCCGCAACCCCCTCTGATGTTCCTTGCTATTCCAGAACTCTATTAGATACTTAGAATAGGCTTTTCTTATTTTCTTTTCTTTGATAGTAGAGAGATTATTTTTCATCTTCCGCCCTCTCCTTGGCTTTGCTCATCTTCCCATTGAGCCTGTCTTTCTTGTTGTTGTCGCCATTCATCTTCTGATTTCTCTCTTTCCATTGCCTCACCTTCTGCCTCGGCCTGAAATCTTGCCTGTTCTTCTTTAAGTGTTTCCTTTAATTTCCTCTTTTCTTTGATAGAGTTATTTTTCATTTTAGTTTTTTCTTTTAATATCCTAACTGAGTTGAGCAGACTTTTGGGGTGGTTCTTTAAGGGTTTCCATTCCCTTGTAATAATTAATTCTTGTTTTAAACCACAATGCTTACAAATTCTTTCTTCATTCTCTGTTTCCACCCAAATATTAGGCGTATTGTCAACCCAACAATGACCACCATATTTAGGGCAATCTTCAACACTCCAATCAGCTTTTTTACAAAAGAAATTATATCCAATTGTATAAGTTATTTCTCTCTCTTTAATTATCTTTTTCATTTTAGTAAATCCTTGTTGGCTGGATAAAATAATGGGCAAACCCCATCTTTAGGACATTGATAATTACAAATCTCATCTTTAGTTAATGGTTCTTCAATGCTATTCCCCCAAGAAACACAAACACATCTTTCTTCTACAAATTTGTTTCCTAATTCCTTATCTTCTTTCCACTCTGAAATATCTTTTTGATAAAATTCATTATCTTCCTCACACTTATCAAGACGCTGGATTAAATTCTCGGTAGCTTTCTGATAACCAGTTTTGTAGCCATTATCAAAGCTAAGTGAAGCTATAATAAATATGCCTCCAAAGATTAATATAAGTGAAAAAATTAAAATAGTTTCTTTTTTGGTAGTCATTTTAGTTTAAAATTTAAAATCTGCTCAATATAACTTTTAGTCTCTTTTTCTATCCTCTTCTTATTTTTTCCCAACCATTCTTTCTCTTGTCTTATTAATCTTTCCGATGGTGTTTCTGATAAATCATAGTTAGCTAATTTTGCGACAATTCTATCTATCAATGTCCAAGATTTACGAATGAAAAGATTATTCTTTATTTCTTCTATATGGTCATCCCTAAGTCTTTTAAACCTCATAAGAGTAAAGTTTTTATCTCTTATTATTCGTCCTATTTGCTCTTTTTTAACTTCGTCAAGTATTTTATCTTTTTTCATTTTAGATGCCATATTCTTTCCCGCAAGACCATCTTGAAAAATGGTAATTGTCATTTTTAAACATTCTCCAAGCATAATTTATATTTAATTTCCAATCCTTCATTTGTTCACAAGTATAGGGATGGTAGTAATCGCTAATCTGAAAAATTCCACAATCCCTTCCAACCCCACCCCAGTTATAATTATTGTTTACCGCATTTTTGTCCAACATTCTATTTTCGGCACAACTCTTGTTATCTTTCCCTAGTAATAACAAGAAGGCTTTTTCTGAATGTTCACCGAATACTCTTTGGATTTCGGCGATGATTTGGTCTTTTTCACTAAGTTTTGGGGTAGGTAAAACTTCTGTAATCTCTTGTGCCCCAATGATTGGCACCGGCGAAAGCATCTATCTTGGTTCAGTTCTCTTAATTTGTCCAACAGCATTAAGAACGAGAAAAATAAGTATAAAAATAATACCAAGCCGGCAAGTATAGTTATAATCTTCATAAAACCTCCTTTTAGTCATTTTTTAATCTTTTTTCTAACTCCGCCTTTAATTTTTTACCTGTCTTCTCCCAAAGCCCCATCATAACTTCATCACCTTTTTTCTTAGCTTTTAACCAACGTTGCCTCACTTGATCCAATTCTTTTAATAAATCAGGCATAAATCCTTTTAAGACCTAAGTCTTTAATTTTCTTTCTTAAAAAATTTCTACCCTTTATTGAATATCCTTTATTGTTATCCTTTATTGTGGGTTCATTTTCTGTACTAGTTACTAGTCTATTTTGCGCACTAGTCTGGTTCATTTCACGCACTAGTTTAAATTTCAATCTCCATTCAGTTGTCTTCCCTTTGTGGATAACTTTTTCAACAAAACCCTTTTTTACTAAACCATTAAGAGCTTTAATCAGGGTAGTGCGGTGTTTAATACCACACCCTAAGTCGCAATTTTTAACTCCTAAAGCAAATTGGCTAAGAGAAATTTTATCGGCTGTTTTTTTAAAACCCCAAGTATGGCGCAAGATATAATCAAGTGCTTTTTGTTCACTTCCTGAAAGAATATACCAATAGCCATTAAGAACTTTAGGATATGGCCAATAGTTTGTTTTCGGTTCTTCTGGAAATCCAGGAAATTTAACTTCAGGCATATTTTGCCTCCCAAACTTTTTTTAATCTCAACCGAACATCATTAGGAATAGAAAAATCTTCAAGTGGGGGGCTAGTCGCCAGGACAGGTGGAGAACTAGCCCCCGTTTTTGTCCATTTATCTAAAGAAATTACTGGCAAGTCTTTGGGTTCGTTCTTTAAAACGCCATGTTTAACAACCCAATTCTTTAAGGGTAAAACCCATTGTGAATGTGCGCCGAAGGAAACTAAAATCCCCTTCTTCTGAAATTTAGTCTTATTGGTAATAAAGTATTGTTGTTGATCTATTCTCTTATAGATAATCTTTGTGCCACGAGGTAGAGCGTCAAGTATTCTTTTAGCGATAGAGTATCCACCATAATTACGAAACCACTTTTGAGCAGTCATATTAGCGACAAAGCAAGGCTTATTGTCAATTAGGCAGTATTTACCCTGTTTTACGAATTTCTGATTTGGTATCCAAATCGTCAGGACAGCGTTTTTCATTTTTACCCTAAAGGGACAAGAGAGAAGGTGAAAACAATTCTGTGTTGTTGTATTTGCCAGATTGAGTTATCTCTCTTGTCTCTTTAAGATACAAACCTTAAAGTGTCCTTTAATCGGATTACAAAGAGCTATAAAATAAAACTTTTATTATTCAAAAAGTCAGCCATTTTCTTAGGTATTGTTTTGCGTCGTTCAATCTTCTGACACGAGATACATAATTCCTGTCCCCCAAAAGCTCCCCTTGAATATCTAGCGACTCCTTCAGTTAATAAATTTGGACATTTTTCACACTTTTTAGGTTTCATTTTTTTCCTAAGGGTATCCATTCAACCGAGCAATGAGAAACTTTATTTTGACAAAACCACCCAGCCCATCTTTTGCCTTTTGAAACTCCTTCAACTAATTTTCGTGTTCCACCGCATTGTTCACAGGGTTTGGTTTTAACTTCTACCTTAGGAGTGCTGGAGCTTTTGCCATTTGTATCGTCATTCCAACTAGGTTTAAAGCCATTTTTAATCATATTATCAATGGCAGTTATTATTTTTTCTAATTCAACAACACCCTTGGCGTTTCTTTTAGTAATTTGAACTGAGAAACCCTTATAATATCCCCTTACATTTATACTGACGGGGGCTTCGGGTAACCCACTTATTTCTGGCTCATTATTTCCAGGAGATTCTGGAACATTATTTTTAATCCAATCAGCATCGTCTTTGTCAAAATCGTTCATAAGCCTTTTAAACTTTTTTGAATAAACGAGAGTCAAAAACCTTTTTCTTTCTTTGGATATTAAATCCTAACAAGAAGAAATTAAATCCCCACCCATAGGTTTTTGTACACCCACACCTACAGGGTTTAAATCGAAAAAAACCAAATGCTTGTTGTTTATCCCAATTAGATGGATTTATAAAATATAGAATCATATTTACCACTGGTCAGGAGTATCTCTTGGGTCAATTTCCTGAACCAGCTCCTCATTTTTAACTATGTCTTTATCTTTTTTAATAATTTGATAAATTCGTTGTTTGGTAATCTTGAAAATTCTGGCAAGTGAAGTGTAAGAATAACTACCTGTTTTATAGAGGGAAATAACTCTTTCGTTTCTTTCTCTCTCTTCCCTTTTTTGGAAGGGAACCTCTAGGTTTGGAGTCTGGAGATGTAGCTTTTGCGACATTATGGTCAATATACTACTTCCCTAAACACTTGTCAAGGGGCAGTTTAGTTAGATAATAAGGCACTTTTAAAAATGGATTAAAATTAAACAAGTTTTAGACTTACTCGGTCAAAAAACTTCACTAAATCCCACCAAACATTATGGTTGTAATTATCTTCTTGGCCTTTCTCAATACAAAATTCTTTGACACCAATAATAATATGAAGCATTAATCTTTTCACACTCCCCCACCTCCTAACTAGGCAGTGTGGGCATGAGCATTAATCTAAGTATAATATTATAAGATAGGAAAAGTCAAATGAAGTTAGAAACTATAGGATTACTAAATAACTAATAAACAAAGTAATTTCTGGTTCTTCTTTTTCGCTTCTAAAAGATACCGGATGTCATCATCAATAAAAACATCCACTTTCAGTTCTTTCAGTTTCTTGGCCTTCCATTCGGAAATCTTTTTAAGGGTTTCTCCCAAATCCTTGCCGTATTCATAGGGATAGTTAATTAATTCTTGATATTGACATCCTTTAAGTTGAGTCTCTACTAACTTTTTTTCTGAAGGTGGACGGCCAGTAAGAATAATAGGTTTAATGTTAAAAGATTCAAGAAGGGGTTTTACTCGGTGAAAAACACCATCATAGTCAGTCGCTACTTTTACTTTCCTTATTTGAAGTTTTAACCAGACCAAATAAGCATAATTTGCTAGATCATATAATTCAAATTCCGCTTCCTCAAAGCAATCCTTCCTCAACCAATCATCACCATACTTTTGATTGCCAGACTTTAATCTCTCCACCATTACCTTAACAAACTTGTTAAGATATTTTTCTTTAATTGCTAAATCGTTCATTATTTCGAGCAATGGATGTCCCACCGGTCACCGAATAATTTAACCTTCACCACTCCTACTTCGGCTGGTGGATAACATTTCATTACTGCGTAAGAATGAGGTTCATCTCTTAAAAAAGAACCAGTTAGTATCCCGAATTTCTTTTTATCTATTAACCCCTTAGTGGTTGTTTTTTTGATTAAAGTATCGTGAGTATGTCCATACATAATGACATCGGCGTTAATATACCTCATTAAGTCATCTAGGGCTTTCATTTTCGTCCAAGCGAATCTTGCCCCAGTTGCCCCGTGAGTTCCATAAATAATATACTTTTGTTTCTTTGCCCAAATTCTTAAAAAGGTTTCAAAGCCACAATAGGGCGCACTTAATTTATCTGCCATAATTTGCGCAGGATTGAAGCCAGACTCTTTAAAAGTTCGATACTCATGGTTGCCGCAGATAACCGCTAATATCTGCTTTTTAATAGGAGAAAGCATCTCACAAACATCATACAACTGCTCCATTGGTGGAATGTATTGTTCGTAAACTCCAGCCCCGATAGAATATCTTGTCGCATTTTCTAACATATCTCCCATTAAGATGATGGCGGTATTAGTTTTTTTAATATAATCAATCGTTCCTTCAAAGTATTTAACATCCGAACCTAAAGTTTTGTAATGTAAATCACCAACACCCATAAGTTTCTTCTCATTAACATTAAATTTATATTCCCAAAATGGTCTTATTCTTCTATCCCCAATCTGGGATTGAATTTCTTGAAGTTCACCAACTTGGTTTTTAACTCTCTTTTTAATTTCTCTTCTAGCTATCTCTAAATTCCAAGTCTTAGACTCTTTAATATTTGGTTCTTTTTTAGGAGAGTATCTCCATCCTTGGTTTGAGACTTCGTGGATATTCTCACTTTCTTTAATTTCAAGACCTTTAGTAATAAGAAGTCTTGCTTCTGGTGTAAGAGTCTCTTTTTTTTCTTCAAATTCTTTTTTAACATTAGCAATAGAGTTTTCAATTTCTGGTTCTCTAAAGATAATGTATTCGGGGGTTCTATTGAGAATTTTCTCTTGTGGGGTAGAAATATGTCTTTCAGTCATTGTTATTTTTCCTTCCGAAACCAACTTTAGGTTTCTTCTCAATTTCCATACCTAATCGCTTGCCTCTTTCAAAGAAAGATAATTTAAAACCTAAATCCTCCAATTCAAACACTTTTTCTTTTAAACCATAGAATTCGGCCGACTTTACTTTTTCATCTAGGGTTTCCATTTGAAGGTCAACAATATTTTTGTTAGAGAAGTCTATTTGTTGTTCTAGTCGTAAAAAGAAGTCTTGACGAGAAAGCGTTATCTTCTCTTCTTTCTCTTTTTCTTTTTTAGAAGAAATTTCTAAATTCTTCGTCAAGAGCTTTAATAAATCTTTCCCTTCAGGAACGATTAGTTTTTTTTCAGACGTTGGTTCTTTTTCATTCATTTTTTGAATTCCCCTTTACCAGTCAAGTCTTTTATTAACTCTTTTCTTTTTTCTTGCCAAATTTTCTCTCTTACTTTTTCTATTTCCTCATCATCCTCTATTTTTTCATTGTCAATACTATTAAAGATTTCTACTTCTACTCGTTCACGAATAGAGTTAAGACCTTTCTGGCCTTGTTTTTGAAGTTCTTGTAATTGAAAGTCTTTGTTTTTTAAATCTTCTGTGGTCATTTTGAAAATCGTTTTGGCTGTTTGTAAAGTTATCCCTCGCTTACTAATCAACAAAGTCTCATCTCTTTTTTGATAAATGTTTTCATCATCGGTTTCTAAAAGTGGTATCCATTTTTCTTTCATTCTTAAATTTCTTCACTATTTGGTCTATAATTTTATCAGCGTAAATAAATAGATAACAAAAAACTACTACTACCATTAAGGCCATAAAAATTACCCCAAAAGCAATTAAAACAATTAGTCCATCCAATTTATCTCTCCTTGATGTCGGCTATTCCCTCAACTATCACGAATGATAAAAGAGAACCGATAATAGTTAGAATTTCCCCATCATTCAATTTAAAATCAAAAGCTTTATTTAGAAAGACAATTAATCCTGCGACAATAGCCAGTATGAATTTACGAGATAAAAACTTACTTCCACTTATTTTTTTCACTTTTTACCTCCTTTCCGTTTCTTATGTTTTTTCTTCTTGTTCTTCTTTTTTTGCTTGTTTTGCCAATAAGCCTTTTTGTCAAACTTTTCTTTTCCCATTCTGTCTCCTTAATCGTGATTTAATGAGTTTTCTTCTTTTTTTTCTCACCTTTTAAAAAAACGATAGAATAGTTCTTTAATAACTAGACCAGTATCAACTTTACTTAATGCCAAGGCTTGACTATCTTTTATCGCTTTATTTAAGTCATTTATTGACCCCTTCAGGGCATTATTCTCGGTTAAAGCACTATTTAGCTGGTTTTCTAAATCAAAGGCCTTTTTTTGCCACATTTCGGCTTCGACTCTAAATTGTTCTCTTTGACTCCGAGCTTCTTTGATTTGTTTTCCCAAGTCCGCATTATCTCGTTCTTGAGTTTCAAGCTCTGTTCGTAAATTATTGACTTCCAATGATTTTGTTGCCACCGCTTGATTAAGAGTTGCCACTTTAGTTTCCAAATCTGAAATCTTATCTTTAAGTTCTTGTTCATAATTAACCTCCTTTTTTATTTCAAACACGGCATAACCCAAAGGCGGATATTCAGAGGTGGAGCGAATATCACCCCACCAAGGGTCAATTATTTGTTGATTACCAATATATAATACCCAATGTTTAACTCCACCAATCTTTTTTCCATCTACCTCTACTAGACAAGCACCATAATCATCAATAGCTTTTTTAACAATATCGTTTGAATAAGAATAGGCTCTCTTAATAAAGTTTAAAGAAGGTAGAGCTTGGTTGACTTTAGCCCAAACAACTAGATTCCCTTGAGAATAACCACCAACCTCTAATAATTTCTGATTAACTATATCTGGGGTAGTATCGACCATTATGGCTAATCCAGCAATAACACAACCATAACCACCGATTGTAGTTGAAGAAGTCCCTAATTTAATATCTTTCCAGCGTGAATCTCGTTGAGATAATGGTATCATTTTTTTAAACCAACAAAAAAAGAGTCGGAAACCCCTTTGGGTTAACCGGCTCTCTCGAATCAACGATGAGTTCTAGGTTAAATTACATTATAACACATCTAATTGGGATTTACAAACTTTTTAAGAATCCACTGCCATAAACAAGTAAAAGCTAAACTAAAAATTCCAACAGCGAGAGTTATTTTGCCCATCAGATTAGACCGCCACATTTCCAGAGATGTAATTCGGATGCTGTTTGACTCAATAAATTCTCTAATGGTAGTCAAATCACCACGAATTTCTGATAATTGGGCGATAACATTTCCTTTGAATTCGGCTGTTGATAGTTTAAAATTATTATTATTATTCATTTTTTACCCCCCTTAAAACTAATTTTAGAAAACTTGGGCATCTTAAACTTAGATTTAGGTATCTTTAAACTAATGGGTTTCACCCCATATTTCTTGTATAAAGCGAGGATAGATGCTAATGATTTCTTTTTAGCCATTTTATTGACCTCCTTCCAGATATTGATTTAACTTATTAGCTTGGTCTGACATTTGTTTTATCTGTTGATCTATGATGGCTAAAACCTTTTTCCTCTGTTCTTCAGTTAATCTTTTATCCTCCATAGCTTTTTTTCTCGCTTCGGAAAGTTTCCCCATTCTTTTATCAAATTCCTTTAAAACTTCCCCTTGTTGAAAAATCTCTTTATTAGCTTTCATTAATTCTATTGCTTTTTTTGTTTGCCCATCATCTATTAATTCCTTTGCTTTTTTGTTTAATTTATCGAATTCCCGTCGTTTCATAATTAATTGATGTGTTCCAGTAGTAGGGGCTTGTTTAAAAAACAATGATTGTTTTTCTCCTAATGGAGTTCTTTCTTCCTTAAAGTATTTTTGGGCTTCTGGCAATGCGGTTTTACCAAAAGTTCCCGCCTGTAAAAGATTAGTAAGCTTTTTTTCTATTGGATATTGAACTAATCCTTTAGCACTCTCGGCATAACCCTTGCCATAAGCTCCTAAACCCCCAATTGTTCTCTTAATCTGCTGTCCGCCATAAGGAGGAAGAAGTTTATAAAGTGGATCAGTTATTCCCCTTGTAACTAAAATTCCACCACCAAACCTTGTCGGGTCTTCTCTACCAAAAAATTGTTTTCTTGTGGGGTATTGAGTTTCACCAATTTTAAAACCATATTCAGGGTACATTGCCCCAAAGGTTTGACCCACAGGGATATTTGAAAGAACCTCACCCACTAATCGCCCTCCGGCCATCAAAGCTCCTTTTCCTTTACTCTCTTCTTGCTGGAAAGTATTTATTGCTTCAAGTGTTGCTTGAATTGGATCAAAAGTTACTCTCGAACCCCTTATCCTTTCTGCCGCATTGTTAAAAAGATGATTAAAGACAAATAAGGTGGCAATTTTACCGAAAGCCCTTTCGTCAATAAAATCCTTCATTACCCACCAGAGATTAGTAACCTCAATTTGGAAAGGAGCAATCATCTGGAAAAGTCTTGATTTTTGGGCAAGTGGCACTTCACCTATCCCTCGACCAGCAACCATACTGCGAGCAATATCATCAGCATATTTAGTAGCATTGGTAATCCCCATATCCAAAGCTTTGTCATAAGACATATTCCAAATATATTTTGTTCCAACTTCATCCAGGGCGGTTATCATCCACTTGGTAAATCTATAAGGTTGATACAATAAGCCACGATTAAATTTATCAAAAGCCTTAAAATATCTTTCTTTAATAAAAACAGAATTTTCCATTGGTCTATTTTTAACAAACATTGAGGCAAGGGTTTTTCCTATTCCTTTAATCCAATACTTAGGATTTTGAACATTGGCCATTCCTTGAGGAACATTGAATATCTGGGCTAGTGAAGCAGAAGCATTACCTAACATCACATTAGCTTTCACTCGGCTGTTCATCCAGTTAATAACTCTAAAAGTCTTTCTCCCACCAGGAATCCATTTCTGTAAAGTTCTATCAAGGGGGTTGGTTTTACCCGCCAAATCATTAGAGAAGTCGTGTAAAAACTCAATAAAGTTATTAAGTTTTCCACGATAAAGAGTTCCTTCACTAGTAGCCTGTGCTAACTCATCTGCTAGGGCTCTAAACTTGGGTATATTGGGGTCAATATGCTTAGCATAAGAGGAAGCCTTAATATAATCCAAGAATCCACCCACTGCGTCTATATCTGTTCCTAAACCTAGTCTTCTTTGGGCAAATGATAACCATTTTGCTTTTGGTTTAGTAAATTCAGAAATACCAGAAAGAGGAGAAGCAATATTAGCTGGCACATCGAAAATATTAGCTAGACCTCGGAAACCTTGAGCTAACTCCCTAAAATGCCGATAGTAGTCTTGACGGCGAGGGATAATTTTAGTTGGGTCGTTGGGATAAATCTTGGCCCGAACCGCATTAACTTCATCAAGAAGTTGGTTATATGACTGCCTGAACCAATTGTCAGCCTCAATAATGTTTTTTGTCTTTTGGATACCAAACTTTCTTAGTAAATCGGCTTCTGATAAAGTTTTCTCGCCAAATTCCTGAACTGCCGCACTCTCAAGGCTTCCTTTTCTAATACCTAATTTTTTGCCTACATAGTTTTCCAAAGTGCCTGTCCATTGGTTAAGCTCATCTATAAACTCACCCTTAGATTTATCAAAGGGATCAAGAACTAATCTCTTAGCAACTCCAATCTTTTGACCGAAAACTGCCTTAAAGTTTCTGTAAATATCCCTCATTCCCCCTGAAAATCCACTTATGTCTTTTAGGTTCTCAACATCACTCGAAAGTGGAGAAATGGTTTTTTCTTTTATCCCTTTTATGGCTGTCTCAACTGCTCCTCTGGTGGTTCTTACACCTTCTTGCTTAAATAAACTAGATTGCCATTCTCGATAACTTTGTTTTGCTATTTGTTCGGCGGTCTGTGCTCGTTTTTGGGCTAGTTGGAATGGAATAACTTTGGCAGAAACAGCTTCAACTTTATTAAAAACATCCCTAATAGTCTTGTAAAATTGCGGATCTAACTTTTCATACAAATCTTTGGCTCTCTTGCTTATCCTTGGCAAAGAAATAACCCCCCTCGTTTCCCCTGCCATTGGTAAATTTTCTGTTAATTTAGCCATTAAGCCATTCTCGGTTATTCCCATAGAAGAAGCCAATTCATCACTTGATTCGCCAAAAACCCTTCTGGGAATATGCTCTCTAAAAAGTTCGCCTGTTTCCCTGCTTGTTTTCTCACCAGCAAAGCGTAGAAAATTACGCATTTTACCAAACAATTGTTGGTCAGGATTAGCCATTTCCATAGCTTTTAGCTCACTTCTTGCTTCTGCTAAAGCTCTGCTTTCATAATCGGCAATTTCACCTATTGTTGGTTTGATTTTGATTTTACCCTTTGGCAAAATTGCCTTTAATCTTCCCATTGGTAAAAATGGCAAAACATTCAAGGCGGTTTCCAGTGGGTGTTTTTGTGGTTCAGCTAGGGTTCTTCCATAACTCTTAATGCTTTCTGTAAGGAATCTCGGGGCTTGTTGAATTGGGCCAAGAATGGGAACTCTTGTTGGCCCCGCTTTAAGAGTTGGCCCAACTAACTCTGGAGCTTGGGGAATTTTCATCATTTGCCTGCCCACTTGAGGTAACATCCTTGCTCCACTTATTTGAGGCATTACCATTTTAATTATATTTCTTGGTGAGTATTGTTGTTGAAGAATTGGTTTTACATAATTACTAACTTGTTGAACTTTAGGTTGAATTATCTGTTGTCTATATTCCTGCCTTAATTGAGGTTGAGAAACGACTTGTTTCCAAGCACTCAAATTACGCCCAGATTGGGTTAAGTAATTTTTTAATTTGATGGTTAGGTCGTTGATATTCATTTAAATAGATTTTCGTAAAACTTTCTGATTTCTGGAATATTAAGGACTTGAGGCCCTAATCTTTGTGCTACAATGGCATAAAATTCTTCTGAGTTAGGTGGTGGATTCCCGTTTTTAAGATATGTTAATCCTATTTTATAAAGCATAGGATTGGTATTTGGCTTCACATTATTAAAAAAATTTATAAACTCATCTTTATATCTCATATTTCTAGGAGAAGCATGGATAAGTTCATGGACTAATACTGAATTAAATACTTGGTCATTTGGGATAGGTTTATTTTTAGAAATACCCATTCCTATTACTGGTTGATAGGGACCAGTAGCGGTTTCCCAACTGCCCCTACCAAACGATGCCCCTGGATAGTTTGCGGGGTTATCATAAGTTTGAAGAGGAGTTACATCTGCCATTCCTCCACCGGGAGCACCATAATCACCATATATGGGAACAGTAGATAAATACCTTTTCATTGCGGGCCTAAAGACCCCAGAATTAAGAATTTGTTGCTTTCTTTGTTCTAGTTGTTGGTTATAGGGAGTTTGTTGAGCCACAGGCCACGGATTTAATTGTGCGGACATAGATTTAGTTAGACCTTCCGAAAAATTGAGTTCTGGTTTATTTGGATTTAGAAAGGTTTGACTTTGCATTTGTTCAGCAGTAGGAATTATATCTTTAGGGGCAAACTTTTGAGAAGCCCTAGCCTGAAGATAAGAAAGATTAGCTGGAATATCGGTAAAAAATCCCTTAATAGGATTACTTAGGTTTTGTCCCGCAATTTGAATCGCCTGTTTTATAGGTTGAAGTTTTTTAAGAAGGTTTTTAGCGTTTTGAATTGGGTTAGACATTTCATTTTATTTTTAATTATTTTAGACCAGCTGCTCTTAATGCTGCTTCATAGGGGTCTTCTTCTTTTTTGGGACTAATTTTAGTCGTAATTTGACCTGTTGGAGAAATGGTATAAGCTGGTGATAATCCTTGACCTAATAATTGCTGACTTATCGCTGGTAGATTTTGAATAGCACTGGCAAAGATTGAATTGTAATCAGTCTTTGCCGCATTATTCAAAGCACTTGTATTTTGTGCCGCCCATGTTTGTAAAGATTGAGTAAAAGTCTGGGCATTAGCTTTAAGTTCGGCGTATGCTCGTTGAGCATTTAGTAATAAATCTTGTCTTCTATTAGCTTTATCAACAGCCGCCGAGGCTCTGGCTTGATTGATTTGATTCAATCCCGCCATTAATTGAGTTTGGATATTGGCCTTTTCAGAAGCAATCGTTCCTTCCATATCAACTAGCTTCTGTTTAG